CGATTAGGTTTTTTTGAACAGCAGAAACGATTAGATCGTTTTTAGTATTCGGTAGTGTTTGGATAGCATCAGCCATTTTACATTCCTTTGTTATTAGTTTTTATTATTATTTCAATCTATCTTTATTGGCTAGTAAGTGAGCAACAATCTCATCAGCACTAGCTTTATTCTTATCAAATTTATTAGTGTCTCTGTTAATTGGATTGTTATTAGGTGATTGATCTACAACATTTACTTTTCTATTAAATATGTCTCCATATCTTTTTAAATGATCATCAACCAAACCTGTAACATCTTCCGATTTAACATTAAACTTTTCATCAAATTCAACAACACCCTTTGCATCACGATCAATTAATCTCATAAATGCGTCTAGTTGTTGCCCTTTTAATCCTTTAGAGATAGCAGTATTTTCAATTGCTCTATCTAAAGCATTTTCAGCAAAGTTGCTTTTAAGTTGAGCAGCTTCATTTTGATACTCTTTAACCTTGTCTTTCAGCGTAGAAATAACACTCTCAAAGTTTCCATTCTTTTGCTCTTTCTCAAGATTAATAGCTTCTAACTTAGCTTTTAACTCTTTTGCTTCTTGCTTGTACCTAAACATATCATTCTTGTAGCCATCTACATTAGAATTAGTTTCGGTTTTGATCTCAGGTTGAACACTGTTCACTTCTGGTTGAGTCACTGACTCATTTGTACTTTCATTCATTTTAAAGCCCCTTGCCTTAATGTGTCAACACTGTTGACTATTTCAAATTCTTAAAAACTTTATCTCTGATAAATTTAATCACCTTTGATTGTGTTTTGCTACTAAATTTTAAATATGGATAATACTTTTGAACACCCTTGCTAATATCTTTATAACTAGATCTTTTAGTTTTGCCGCTTTTAGTTTTGTATGCTTTATGCGTTCCGTCAGTATGCTCTAATACATATTCTGATTTATTACCGCTAAAAGATGCTTTGACATTTTTAATCAAATCTTTTAATAGCTCACCAGTAAACGTAATATTGATTTTATCTCTCTCATACTTTGGATCAGTATTATTTATGCCATCATTCATTTCTCGCCAATCTCTATAAGGCTCTGACGGTCTACCAAAGTCACCATCTTGAATCTCGCCAACAACTATCTGAGCAACACCTTTGGCTACATCTTTACGACGTAACTCTTTTCTAATCTTCAATCTCAAAGATGTTTGTACTTGTTTAAGATTTTTTATCTTTAGTTTAGCCATTTATAGCAACCCTCATTAACTTTTCTACCATATAACAAGTTGGCTCTGAATTGTTTGGATCTATTTTTATTCCTCGCCGCTCGAACAAAAACATTGTTGCATGTAAACACTCGTGAGCTAGTTCGGCATACATGTTCTTGAACCTAACCCATATAACATACGCAACCGCTCCATTGTGGTTGTTGCGAAGCTCTAAACATAATCCATCACCTAAAGAGTTTGGCTGCCTATCATCTCCAAATCTGTCGGCAATATCTTTGCAAAAAACATCCGGTTTTACGCCATTATAAAAAAAGAAATCACACTTGTATGTATCACAATGATATTTATTCACACCTACTCCACTTGCTCTATATCTAATAAGTTTAATGCTGCTCTTAATTCTGCTAGTGATACTGACTTCTTTTTGTCTGGTTGCTTTATCTTCTTGGCTATCTTTTCAGCTTCATCATCGTTTAATCCAAAGAACTCTCTTTTAGGCAATGGATTAGCTTTAGTTTTTCTAGTCATGTGATTGTAGCCTTTTTTAGTTTCAAGTTTGTCATTTAAGTGTATGAAAACCGTATCTCCTGACTCTAGTTTCTTTTTTCTCTTAATAGAATCCAGCATGTCACCTTCAAGAAACATATCAACACTATCTTGAGTGACTCCCTTAAACTCAGCATAGGCTTTGCTATACTTCTTGAACTTACGACCATTAATATTTTTACCATCTAAAGTTCTATTCTCAATAGTATCGATAGCCAATTCGGCAAAAAGCTTTTTTTCTTTTGCTGATGGTGTTCTTCCTAAATAGTCTTTAAGATCAATCTCTTGAGATAGCTCATTTAGACTAACAGTAAATTCACCTTTAGCTTTCTTCTTCGTCATCTTCATCAACCTCTATCATGTTTGGAAGCTCTGGTAATTCTGGAGCATTGAACTCGTTATCTTTTTTTATTTCATCTAATAAGTCTTGAGCTTTTTCTTCATCTTCAATTCCGTGAAGCTCCATAACGGCTTGTTTCTTGCTCATTAGCTCAAGATCCATTTTCTTTTCTATATTAGTAAGTTTCTCTGATTCTGTTTCAATCATCTCTGGCTTGTAGTAATCAATCTCTAATTCTGAATCAACAGGTATAGAAACTTTATACTTATCCATTAATTGATCAGAACCAGCTAATGCTAATTGCCACTGTTTAATTATTTCATATATGTCATGTTCAGCACATCTAAACATTTCATAATCGTCTAAGTGAGCTTCTATTTTAGACAACATCATTAAGTATCTATCTATTCCACTTGAAGCTTTCTCACTATCACCACGACTATTAACAACTGAGCCACCTAATCCTTCACTTGTAACAAAGTAATTCAAGAATTTATCTATAGCTTCCGAGATTTCGCTTATGTTGCTGTTGGGCGATGTAAATTCAAAATCGGTTTCAGCATCTGGATTATCAGTTGGCAGCTTTAACATCATAGCCGCACCAACCGTTATATTTTGTGGCATCATATCGCTGGGAGCTTTTAAAACGCCCACGGCATATCCATTCATCTTAATATTGTTAGCCATATCTGAAAGTTGTGTATTGAATTGAATAGTAAAGTCAGTTAATGCATTAGAGCTTCTAACGAAATACTCAAAGTCTTTATCCTTAGCCACTTCAAAGAATGGAAGCATTCCAATAGGATTAGAAATATCTATGTCTTCACCTTGCTCAAACATCTCACCTGTAGCTGGATTAATAACCTCACCTAATCCATTCATCATAAAATGATATTCTTTAGACCATACAATATATTTTTCAACATACTTTTGAAATTGATATTTTTCAGCTATCTCCAGGCTTTGATCTTCTGCTGCTGTAGACCTTACTGATCTACCATGATAACCAGTAGCGGTGTCATAATCTGCTTTATCAGTATCATGCTGAATATAAAGTGTTCTATCAAATGCCGATAAGATATACATCTCTGCTGTCTCTGGGTCACTAGCACTTGGAACAACATCTATTTGATGCATTTTCATTACTCTGGCTATTAATTTGCCATTCTTTGGAACAATCATACCAATAGATTGATCTTGATAGATATAATTCTTATTAGACTTATTAAGCTTCATATCAAGTTTCATATCTTTATATATTAAATTGATTGTATCTGTTGCCTCTGGTGTTGTTTCAGTGAATCGCCTTGTAGGTTTCTTCTTATAGATAGTTGCTTTCTTGTCGCAAATAGCTTTTTGAATATTAATGCTAGATACAATAGGCATTTCTTTAACAGAGCTATTATCTAACTCTCCAAGTAATCGCTCTTTAACATATTGCTCCATGCGACCACCAGAAACTTCACTTGATCTTAGCGACCATTGTTTTCTAGCTTTATTGTTCTCGCTGTTCATATCAGCAATTAGTTTAAATCTTTGTGCCTGGTCTAATAAGTTAATCATTGTTTTATATCCTATCTGTATGAATTAATTTTTACTGGCTGTCTTGCTGCATTTACAATCGGGTCTAAATGCCATAAAGCATAACCGAGTGCATCACTAATATGAGTTAAAGAACTATCTGTTTTCTGGTCTAACTTATTATCTTTCCAGCTTACCTTCTCTAAATCACCTATTAACTTTTTGCACTTAGGGTTAATTATAATTCTATTTTCTGTTAAAAGTCTATTTACATTGTTTACTCGGTCTGTAACGAAGGGATTAAATACATGAGGGATAGTAAAACCATTGTCTTTAAGTATGTTATGATCTGATTTACCTGATGTTTTACGGTTCTTACCTGTACTATCTGGGATTACAGTTCCAAAATACTTGCCTTTGATTAAGCTATCACACATTTTGAACGTATCAGAGTTTTCTAAATATCTTTCATCGTGTACATAAAACTTACCACCAATATACTGAACAATTACGGCTGTCATTGGATTGACATTAAAATCCATACCAATAAATAAAGTTCCTGATAGTTGTTTTGTTTCGCCAACATGAATTTCCCTATCAAAAGAATAATAAGCAGCACCATCATCATCATTAGTAAACTCACCTTCTAAGAATCTCATTCGCTCTTTCTCAGGCATTTTACTAAGCATCTTAAGGTAATCAGCATCAATATTATCCATGTTGTCTTTTGGATTCATAACGATAGATGTATAATCCTCTGGTTCGTCTAATGGCTCAGACTCTATTGGATCTAGCTTTTTAATAAACAGCCAATATGACCAGTGTTTTTTAGATGGTGGGTTTTCATCATAGTAAACTTTCTTTTTAAGATCAGACTTTTCAGCTAATCGAGTTAGCATCATCAGTATTGAAGAGTAACTTAATTGTGAGCATTCATTAAAAAATATAGTTGAGTATTCCTTGCCTAGATGTTTTTCAACTCTTTTATCATCATCTAAGCCACCAAACCAAACCTCACTACCATTTGGAAGTGTCACACAATAGTCTGACTTATTAACTTTATAGTTTAAATCAGGATAGCATATAGCCATGACCTTTGGGAACGTATCCATAAAAATAGAAGTTTTACATGCGTTAAATGTTAGCCTTAATATTATATGTCTTGATTTACATTTGGCAGCCCTGGCAACAATACATCTAACAATATTAAAAGTTTTACCTGATCTTGAACCACCATAACACATTATATGCTTTGGAGGTGATGCCATTAGTTTAGTAGCTTCATATTGAATAGCTGTTTTTTTAAAGCTGTAAGTCATCTCTATCCAAGTCTATTTTATCTATTTTGATACCGCCATCAATTGCAGTTTGTTCTAATTTATCAGACCAACCAGCCATGTTTTTAAGTGCAAATATCATTAATGTTCTATCTCCTGCAAGTGCTTGCTCGATACATTTTTGTTGTAGCTTAAATCCTGTTCTTTGCTGTTTTAGTTTAGAATATTCTGTAAATGTCATGTTAAAGTTTTCTTTAATACGCTTTTCAATCGTATCTTCTGAAACTTTCATATAATCAGCTACAAATATTTTAGTGACTTTAAATTGAACTAGAGCGTCTAATATTTCAAAGTTAATTTCTATTTTGGGTCTACCAGCTTCTTTTGTCATAAATCACCGTTATATTGAAATGTTGCTGTTATTCTATTGTAGCTAACACTAGAGTCTTTAATAGCATGAATCATGCTATTCTTGCCTGGTTTGCCAACTCTACCACTACGAACACACTTCCAATTTCTATTGTTATTCAATGCAATCATAAATGGTTTTAAGCTGGTGGTTATTCTAATTCTATTACCATTATATAAGTCAGCTATAGTTTTCATAAACTTCATACCTATTCCAAACCCTTGAAATTCCGGAACGACAACAATTCTACCTATAGTCATGATGTCTTTTGCTTGAGGGTGAGGAAATCTAGCAATTGATAAAAATCCAACACGCTTATCATTTAAAGTCATTTCATAATAATGCCCACTACCAATTGATTCATTCAGATAATGATACTTTTTATAATGTTCCCATGTTGATTTTTGTACTCGCTTGATTTTGAACTCGAGTTTTTCTTCTCGTTCAACTTTGGGATATAAAATTTTTTTTCATCGGTATCATAAACCCAATCAGGATTTAACCAATCTAAAACGTCATGATGACAAGTAACTGCTATCAATTGCTTATCTAATTTTCTGAATAGCTTTTGAACGCTGTTAGACATTGATTTAGCAACATCTCTATCAACTAATGATGTAAACTCGTCATATACTACAAAATCTTTCTCTAATGCCATTCTAGCCAATTCTACACGCGACTTCTCACCATTAGACAATACATCAAAGGGTTTTAGCCAATACGGCACACTATTGAAGCCAACACTGCCGAGAGCATAAGTTATTTGTTCCATGTTTAATTTTTTATCAAAATTATCAATCAATGAATCTTTTGACCATTCGCATGAATCAAACTCGCCAAATACATTTTTAGATATTGATGTTTTTCCAGAACCAGAATTACCAACTATTAATCCGATATTCCACTTGTCAGGTAAATTATAATCACCTTTAAATGTTTGAATAGATTCTTTATTTTCAAGATCATATTGACCCATTAGAGTTTTTGATCTGAATGATTGACTCGGCTTTGTATTATAAGAGAACTCGAACTTCATAGTCTCTATCCTCCAACTCGCTTAGTAGATATTGTTGAGCTTCTTCCGTTTTGCAATCTATTTCTAATTTATATTCAAAACTCAACTCAACAGGTTTGTCTTCTTTTTTTTCTTCTTTTTCGATGGTAAAATCTTCAATGCCTAATAAATCAAGTTCAATGTCTAAATTTTCTAATTCAATATGAACTGCTTGTTTATCTAATTCAGCCCATCTAGCTATTTCGTTATCTGAAATCAAGTAAGCGTATTCTTGAGCCTCATCTTGAAAATCTTGATAGATAACTGGTAGCTTCTCGATGCCTAAGTTTTGAGCAGCAGTTAATCGACCATGACCAACAATTAAAAAACCAGTTCTATTACTAACTATTAAAGGATTTCTAAAACCTTGATATGTAATTAATTTTTCTAATCTTTTAATTTGTTCGATTGAATGACGATTTGCATTTTTTGGATTTGGGATAATAGAATCAATATCAACTAACGTGATAGATTCGCTTTTGATTTCTGACATAATGACCTTTTAGCACGGCTAATAAGTTTGAAGCACAGCTTCGTTTTATTAATCATTATCAATTTATTATGAGATGTCAAAAAGATGGCACAAAAAAGCCCCTAGTTTTTAATTAGAGGCTTTCTTTATAGTTAGTCAGGAGATGAATACCGAAAAACCAATGGTTTGCTTGTTTAAAGTATCTGAGGCTTTAACTTGCTATATTTATATATCACCCATACATATATTTGTCTAAATAAAAAATAGATTCATTTAGTTTTAAATATGCTTGATCTAAATGCAATTCATCGTCAAATTCTTGTAAATATTCAACAACTAAACTTATAAGTTTATTTGCAAGTTCAAGATCACCGTCTTGGCTTATAAAGTCTTTTCTGAATGCATCTATTCTTGCATGGATTCTTTCTTCTGTTGTTTGTGCAAATGGGATTATATGTAGATTGCTCATTACATTATTCTATATTAATGCAATGAGCTATTAAAAGGTATTTAAGTTTGAGTTATTTAGTTTTTATAGATTTCTTCTGATATCCATTGCTAAGCACTGATAATTATTGTTTGCTAACTCTAACTTCTCAACAAGTCGATCTATCCTTGCTTGCTTCATCTTTAATAATTCATCTGTGTCACTAAGCTTTGTTCTATAATGCTCTTTCTGCACCATTTCAGCTTGCACTTGAACTAATAACTTTTTGTAATCTTCTTTTAATGCTTCTAATTCATTATTCATTTCTTTTCTCCAGAGCCAAGATTGCCTTCGCTGTTGCATGAGCAGCCGACTCTTGAGCAGTTCCCCACTCACTAGACTCATCAAACCACCCATTATAACTTACACTAAACTCACAGGAAGATTCGTCACTAAAGAAAGCATTTATATCTACGCACCTAGATGAATCCTTTGCAATTTTCTTCCAAACTGGTATCAAGCTATCTAAAGACTTGGTAAATATTACCTCAATGGATTTGTCATCTTTATGTATTTTACCATTTCTTCTTATTGCATAACTCATATATTTTGCAATAATTTCGCTTGCTTCATTGTTTGTCATCACTCACCACCGCTAAAATTGTTTTTACTAATGCCTTGATTGTTTCAGCATCTCTAATAAATTTATCATTATCTGTAACATCTAATGTCATATCTCTAATTGTCTTTAGAGTATCTTTCATTAATCCATTGTCTTTAAAAAGTTGTTCACATTTTTCTTGATAGCTCATTTCTCACCCCCTTGCTTTGTATTTATCTAAGTATTCTTTATACAGCTTCAATATATCCCTACAGTCATCACTAGCATTTGTATTTCCGCACGCTCCAGCGATTCTTTCTAATAGCTTCTTTAGCTCTAAATTTCTATTAACCAGATCATTATTAACACTAATATTAGCTTTACACTTACACTCTTTCACAACAGATTCGGTTAAGTGCCTTCTTGCTTCTTTAAGTTGTTGTTCTAACTTTTCAACTCTATTCTCAAGTCTCTCTTTTTCTATAATTAAATTACCGTAAGTTATTTCTAGTATATTCATAAAAATATCACCTCTATAATCTTGCTTATTATTATGCAAATTATAATACCTATTGAAACACCGTCTAAAAATTCAAGTTTTCTCACCAGCTTCACCTATTATTCTTTTTAATCTTCTAACTCTGAAATTTCAATGTCACCCCACAAGTAAGAACAACACTCTCCAATAAATCCTTTTTCTGAGTCAGTTTTAAATATCTGACCTTCATCGACTAGTTTCTTGCAATTACTGCACCTTATTGGCATATCTATTACATTCATTTCTCACTCCACTTCTTTTTGTGCTGCCTAGCATATGCACCACACGCTAATCTTTCCTCTAGTATAGGTAAATAATAATCTATAACCTCAGTAGCTTCCTTAAGTTGTTGCTCTAATTTTTCATAATCCTTTTGCCACTCAATATCGCAGTCTGATTTACCATCGTCATAGCCATTCACGTAAGATTCATTACTCATGTCTCACTCCCATATTTTTCTATATAAATCTTGCTTATTTCCCATATATCTTCCGCATCAAGACCATATTCTCTACCAGTGGCTTTGTTATTTAATATTTCTATAACCTCGTTAGCTTCTTTAAGTTGTTGCTTAAGAGAATTAATTTGTTTTATATGTTCATAATAAAAATCTTCATAAGTCTTATGGTGTTCTTCGCTACTGCAATTTTCAAAAATCATTTCTCACTCCCTTGCTTTTAGCCATTCAATAAACAACTGTTCTGCTGTATATGACATATTTAAGCCTTCATCTTTATTAAGTTGCTTTAGTCTGTCTATTAAATCAATACACATAGTAAATGTTATAGTCTTTTTAGTTTTCATTTTTAGCCTTTTAGCTTTTCTTTAAGCTCTTTAATTACTATTTTTAACAATCTATTTTGTTCTCTCAATACGGATAATACATAATTATTTCTTACAATATTAGGTTCTACCATTTGAGTTAGTAGCTCTACTATAATTTCATTATTGTCTAGTATTGTGTTTTTGTGATTACGTATTTCATCTACTATTTTGCTCATAATTACCTCAGATTTATTTTTATTATTCTAATATTTGTTTCTCTAGATTATGTAATATATTAATTAGATTATCTATTTCTTGTATTTCTCTATCATAAAATTCTTTATCATCTTCATATAGTTTTTCTAGTGCTAATGAACCAGCACAGCTAACAAGTGAATTTATTCTTTCACTGAAAATTTCTTCAATTCTAGCTTTTTCTTTTTTAGTCATTTCTCACCTCAGATTGATAATTGTTAATGTTTGAATACATGCATAATAACATTTATGTTATTAAAGTCAAACTAAATGTTCAGCTAATGTAAAAATTATAGAAAAGCTGAACATGTCAAATTAATACAACTACTTACATCCAATCAAACTCATTTTACTTATAATGAAAATCTTGCAACCATTTAAGAATGATAGAACTCAGTAATAGTGAAATAGGTTTATGTCTTAATTTTAGCTATGCAGTTACGGCTAGAACCGAGAAATATTATAAAGTTAGAAATAAGTACGCATCTACTGAAAAGCTTATATTTGATCATTTCTCAGGAAAGCTTGCTGAATTAGCCGTCTTAAAGCACTTAGACAAAAAAGGCTACTTGGTATCATATCCTTGCTTTAAGCTGTCAAACAGTGGCGATTCTGGTGCAGATTTGACTACATTTAGTCGTGAGCTTAATAAGATTTCTAATATCCATGTAAAATGTTGCAGATTTGATAGTCCAGTTAAAAATTCTTGGCTTATACAAAAGAGTGAATTAGATAGATTAGGTAAAGACGACTATTTTGCTTTGTGTGTTTTTCACTCGCCAAGTCAAATAGAAGTTAAAAAGATAATTGCTCATACAAAAATATTATGGAAAGAACCAATATTGCAAAGTCTAAAATCTAAAGCCGCTTGCTATTTGAAAGATATGATTTCTAATTAGTTTAAATATCCTTCTATTTCTCTATTTAAACGATCATAAACACTTTTCTTTATCTTTAATTCATTCAACTCTATCTTAACACTTTCTATCGAGTCTAATTGTTCTTCTATGCTAATGTCGTCATAATCGTTATGTTTTAGTTCCAACTCATAAAGTTTTAGTCTATATCTAACTGATTCAATTTCGTTATATAAAGAATCGCAATCTCCAGCTATGTTGTTTTTTAATAATAATAAAGTTGATTTCATGTCACTCATAATTACCTCAGATGTTAATGTTTTAGTAACTATAATCTAATAATAAAATCTTATATATATGATTGTAATTTTTATATAGCTTTTTGAGCATAGGGATTCTAGTAAAGCTATGACTTAGTTACTTAAAAGTATTTACCTAGATCACATTATAAAGCTTTATTGTTCCTCGTTAAGATACCTAGTCTAAATAGGCTGGTTACAAACCACTTTATCGTCTTTAGTCTAAGCTCATTCTATTGACCGTCTATATTGGCATTGAGCAAGTTTATTATGATGTTTCTCTCATCTAGTCTAAATGTATTAGCTTCTCGTCGCACTTTTCATCTAGCCGCTTTGCATATTCAGCATCCACCAGCGCTTGCCGATATATAAGGATAAACAGTAACCCCTCTGGTAGACTTGTAGTTTTATAGAATACAACACGCTTAGTAAAATCTAAAAATTAGATAGTTCAATATTATTTATCTATTAAAATTATATAACTGATAGATAAAATCTATTAACAATCAACTTCTATATAATATTTATATACTCTTCATATAATTATTTATATTTAATTTAAATTGTATATATTGTATAAAAACAAAAACATAATGAGGTTGGTAATGACTTTTCAGTACAATAGAAGCGCAGAAGCTTTTAATCAAATTGACCCAGTAGAATTAGATAAGCTGGCTTTGACCAACGTTGTCGCAAAAGAAAGACAGCGCAGCGAGATGGTAAACTCTCTTAGAAAGATAGGAAAGCTTTTTAGCTTTGTTACCGATGATAAGATAGAATATATTTGTGATAGATTGCAAGAACAAGGCTTTGGATTTGTTGAATGTAAACAAGGTTTTAACTCAATTCCCGACAAATTTGATAAGTTCCCTGCATATAAAGACATCGTGTCTGTTGTTAGTTCTTATAAAAAAACCGAAACAATATCTACTTCAGACGACCCTATTGCTAGGCAGCATAGAAGAAAGAGAGATGCTTTAAAAGCTATGTGGCTAACCAAATACACTCAAGAGCAATTAACCAATTATGTAGAATGGTATTATGCGCAACTTGTTGGAATAGACAAAGAGCAAAGAAAAATATTTACGAGTGATCTTTGGGAAATGTCTCCTCTATTTGATTGGCATGATAATTTTTATAGACTTGATAAAGAAGAGCTTGCAAAAGTGTGGAGAATGAAAGAGACTCAAAGAATATCAAACAATAGAAATAACAGTGACTTACAGTGTCGAGCAATTAACACTAATGAGGATTACAAACAATATATATAAGAGGTTTTTAGAGATGAATGAAAAATCAGTATTTGAAACATTAAGTTCAATCAATGTTAAAGAAGATGTTAAGCAAAAGAATAAATTTAATTATCTATCTTGGGCATCGGCAGTAGAAACTTTATTAAAGCATTATCCCTTGGCAACTTGGGAACATAGAACATGGGATGATTTACCATACTTGCAAACTGGGGCAGGTTGTTTTGTTGAAGTATCAGTCACAATTAATGATATAACAAGAAAGCAACTTCATCCTGTGTTCGATTTTAGAAACAAGTCTGTGATGAAGCCAGATGCCATGCAAATAAATAGCTCTCTTCAAAGAGCCTTAGCAAAAGCAATTGCATTGCATGGTTTGGGTATTAATATTTTTACTGGAGAAGACTTACCATTAAGTGAGCGTGAGGCAATGGATGATGCAAGAACAGAGCTAACAATTCTTTTAAAAGCCAATAATAAATTTGACAATAATACCTCTAGAATAATTAGTGGTATGAACTATGATGCGTTAGTTGATAAAATTAACGAATATAAAAACAAGGGAGAATAAAATGTCAGGATTAAACAAGGTGTTATTGATTGGAAGATTGGGTCAAGACCCAGAACTAAAACACACACCATCGGGGGCAGCCGTTTGTAATTTTTCACTTGCCACTTCTGAAACTTGGAATGATAAGTCATCAGGGTTAAAGCAAGAAAAAACCGAATGGCATAGAGTCGTATTGTGGGGCAAGACCGCCGAACTAGCAAATCAATATCTAAAAAAAGGAAGTCAATGCTATGTTGAAGGAACTCTTCAAACTAGGTCATGGGATGATAAAGAAGGGAATAAAAAATACACTACTGAAATAAATGGTAAGTCTATTCAATTTCTAGATGCTAAATCAGGTGGTGAGTCACAAAAACCTATTGAGCAAAAAGATTATGATGTTAAGACTGATGCTAATTTTGCAGCAGATAGTATACCATTTTAATGTTAAGCAAAAATCAAATTAAGAAAATTGTAGTCGGGGTAAGTGTCAATGATGAATCATTTGATAACTGCCTCGAGTGCAGAGCAGAGACACCTATAGGCGAGTTAAACCTTGTCTCAGGTCTTTGTTCTGTATGTAATACTAATAAAATTAAAATAACTAAAGAGCAAATGAGAAAGCTACTTAAGCTAGACAAGGGATTTAAATGAATGAAATAGAAACAATTAAAATTAATGAAGTTGAGTATGTTAGAAAAGATCAATTAACTCAAAAAGCGCCTGAGCTTGATGGTATGCAATACGTTATTGTTAGAACTTATTCAGCTGGTGTGTTTTCTGGTTACTTGAAATCTAGAAGCGGAAAAGAAGTTGAATTGTTAAGAGCTAGAAGATTTTATCAGTGGTACGGATCAAGCACCCTTAGTCAGTTCGCACAAAGCGGAACTAGTAAGCCAGAGAAGTGTAAATTTCCAGAGGAAGTTGATAAGATTGTTTTGACTGAGGCTATCGAGATAATCGATGTTACAGCAAAAGCAAAAGCAACTATAGATGAGGTTAGTGTATGGAAAAGCTAAATAATGGCTTTGGCTCTGGCGATGGCTATTGCTCTGGCTCTGGCTATGGCTCTGGCTATGGCTCTGGCGATGGCTATTGCTCTGGCTATGGCGATGGCGATGGCTCTGGCTATTGCTCTGGCTATGGCGATGGCGATGGCTCTGGCTATTGCTCTGGCTATGGCGGCGGCTCTGGCGATGGCGATGGCTCTGGCTATGGCGGCGGCTATGGCGGCGGCTCTGGCGATGGCTATGGCTCTGGCGATGGCTATGGCTATGGCTCTGGCGGCGGGAGTTTTGATGAATAACATTTATAATATATTTATAAACTATGAAGCATATATAAATTTATTTTGCGCATTATCTATGTTTGCAGCATTGTTTTTTTCTAGTAATAATCTTAGACCTAATTTATTAGATATGATTTTAGCTGGATTAACTTTCTTGGCTTATAGTTTTTTCGTGCTTAATACTTTTGTTAATATCATACATAAAGGATTTTAAAATGCTAGATAGAGACCACATACTAGAAAGACACACAATATTAAATGACTTCACTTTAAATAAAGACAAGCAAGAATATATATTAAATAGTTTTGCAAAACAAAGAGAAGACCGCATAAAGAAAAGAGAGATCAAAGAAAGTAAAAAAGCATATCAAAAAGCTATAGATAAAACCTATGATGATATTATTGAACTTTACAAGCAACATGATATTGAGCTTACTGAGAATCCAATGTTAGAATCATTTTTAAAAAGAAGCTATGGCTCTAAAGCTGGTGGTATAGTTAACAGAAGAAATAAACTCAAAAGAGAATTGAGTCTATTAGATGAATAGATATGAAATAACTCATGTTAGCAAAATGATAGCCGAACATTACTTTTTTGAGTATAGAGGATATGATGGAGTTTTGTGTTATACAAAAAGAAATCCTATCACTGGATTTAAAGAATATTATTATTATATACAAGCATCATGTGAGATATGTGAGCAGCCGCACTTTAAAAGAAAAGGCTCGTCGTCTAAATCTCATAGCGAATGCAAGATGAAACCATTTAGAAAGGATAAAAATGTTTAAATATAAAGGTAATAATTTAAAAATAAAAGAGGCTGTTATCGAGGCTAATAGCGAAGATGTAACAATGTTATTGATAGATGATATATGTGATGCTGATCAATTTGATATGACCGATGCTACAAATGAACATATAGCTATATCAATACAAAAGTTCTTGATTGAAAATGATATTTTTATAAATGTATATTATCCAAAATGGAAGTGGTCAAAGGCTATTGGATACTTTAGCATAAATAACCCAACAACTATTAATATAAATGGATATAAACTAAATAGATCAATAGCAAGTTTTGTTGGTAATTTCTATCATGAATTAACTCACATGGTTTCAGCTAATGACAATATCTATTCTTATGATCATGGTAGTAATGATCCAACTGGAAAAGAGAATACAGCCCCCTATGCAATTGGCGATATTGCCTACTGGCTTATTGATGAAGAGCATAGAACAGAAACGCTGGAGTATAAAACATATATGCCCTGGTACAAACGATTATTAAATTTTATTTGGAGAGTATGATGGAACAATTTAAAACGAGAGTCATAGAACTAACTTCTAAACATATTGCACTATCAAACGAGTGTGTTGACATCAAAAACACAATAGATGTTACAAGCTTTACAGATAAAACTAGAGGCAAACTAGTAAAGAAGTTGATTAAAAAAAGACAAGCATTAGATCATTTAGAGCAAAGTTTAAAAGTTAATATATATTTGAGTAATCAATAAATGATAAATGTCTATCTCGACTGTGAAACTACTGGCTTGAATCCATATTGCTCGGAAGTAATAGAAGCATTTTTTTATATAGATGAATCTAATAGCTTTCATTTAAAGTGCAAGCCACTTGAATGGAGTGATGA